TAACGAATAACCAAGTAGCAATTTATTTAGGAATATTTGAAATAAAAAGAAGTATTAATTTTTCTTTTTATTTATTTCTCTCAAATTATTTTCTTTGTATACCTTATAATCCATACATAATGGCTGGAGGTTTAATGCAACTCGTCGCCTATGGCGCACAAGACGTGTTCCTTACCGGAACCCCTGAGATTACTTTCTGGAAGGTGTCCTACAGACGCCACACCAACTTTGCCATGGAATCCATTGAGCAAACATTCTCCGGTCAAGCCGATTTCGGCCGCCGTGTAACATGCACAATCAGCCGTAACGGTGATCTTGCCTACCGTACCTACCTTCAAGTTACTCTTCCTGAGATCAACCAAGGTATGGCCAAGACCACCGATGATGCTGTCTATGCCCGTTGGTTGGACTTCGTCGGTGAGCAACTTGTTGCCCAAGTTGAGGTTGAGATTGGTGGTCAACGCATTGACCGTCAATACGGTGACTGGATGCACATCTGGAACCAACTTACCCTTTCCAAGGAGCAACAAGCTGGTTACTACAAGATGATTGGTAACACCACACAACTTACATACCTTACTGACCCCGACTTTGCCGATGTCTCTGGTCCCTGTGCCGCTGGTGGACCCGCTCAAGTCTGTGCCCCTCGCAAGGCCCTTCCTGAGACCACTCTCTATGTTCCCCTTCTTTTCTGGTTTTGCCGCAACCCCGGACTTGCTCTTCCTTTGATTGCTCTTCAATACCACGAGGTCAAGATCAACATTGACTTCCGTCCTATTGGTGAGTGTCTTTGGGCCATGAACAAGATGGGCGGTAGTGACGGTGTCAGTTCTTCCGGTGCTTACCAACAATCCCTTGTTGCCGCTTCTCTCTATGTTGACTATATCTTCCTTGACACAGATGAGCGTCGCAAGATGGCACAAAACCCCCATGAGTACTTGATTGAGCAACTTCAATTCACAGGTGATGAATCTGTCGGTTCCTCTTCCAACAAGATCAAGCTCAACTTCAACCACCCTTGCAAGGAGCTTGTCTGGGTTGTCCAACCTGATGCCAATGTTGACTACTGTGCTTCTTTGGAGGCTGGTACTCTTCTTAACAAGACATTCGGTGCCCAACCTTTCAACTACACCGATGCCATTGATGCTCTTCCTAACGCCATCCACGCCTTTGCTGGTGAGGCCGCTGCCAGTGGTGCTGACCAATTCATCACTTCCAGTGGTCTTTTTGAGACTGCTACTGCCTCTGATGCCGCAGATACTGGTACTACACCAGCAGAAGCAGCAGCTCTCACTGGTACTGGTTCTGGTCTCTCTGATGCCGGTGCCTTCGTCCTTGCCGAGTCTGCCCTTGACATGCACTGCTGGGGTGAGAACCCTGTTGTCACCGCTAAGCTCCAACTTAACGGTCAAGACCGCTTCTCCGAGCGTGAGGGTTCCTACTTTGACATGGTCCAACCCTTCCAACACCACACACGTGCCCCCGATGCCGGTATCAACGTGTACTCCTTCGCCCTTCGCCCCGAGGAGCACCAACCTTCTGGCAGCTGCAACTTCTCCAGAATTGACAACGCTGTCCTTCAACTTGTCCTTTCTTCCGGAACTGTCTCTGGTTCTGCCACCGCCAAGGTCCGTGTTTACGCCGTTAATTACAACGTTCTCCGTGTCATGTCGGGCATGGCCGGCGTGGCTTACAGCAACTAAATTAACTGCATTATTCTGTTAATAATGGTTTTATTAATCACTAAAAAAATTTAATATTATAAATTTTATAATATTAACACTAATAAAAGAGTTCAATAGTTTGAATAGTTTTGTCAGGAACGTTGTTTACCCAGTAATCAATTTGTTGAAAGAGAACGTTCAACCTATTTTCCCATTCTTTTATCTTTGTATTAGGAACAGAAATAACACCATAACCGTTTAGTTTCCAACACGATGATATTTTTTTATCGTTTTCATCAACATAACTATCAGGATTGAAACGTATAAATGAGATAGGTCTATGATCTAAATCTTGAGAAATTTCCATCAATCTTTTGTTTTCACAAGAACAATCGTATGTATCGTGTTTATTTTCATCTACTTCCACAATAATAATATGGCTTCCAAGTTCAAGCAACAAATCTGGTCGTCTTTTGCTACATCCACCTTCAATTTGTTTATCAGCAATCCATCCAAAATCCGGAAATTTATCAATCACTTTTTCAACTACGTCATTTTCTTTCGTTTTAAAATTACGCGATGCTTCAATTTCAGGGTGGAAATGAAGAACGCAAGGTAAGCAATACCCATTATATTTTGTAATACCTCTTGTTTCACATAGAGGTGCTTTACATAATTGACTACCTCCATGTATTTTACATCTGGAAGGCATTTTTCCACAAGGACATTTTTCACAACATTTTATGCAAACAGTAATGCTTTTTCCACAAGGGCATAACTCTTTGCTGTTTGGATTGCATATAGGACATCGTCTTCTGCGTTTATTATGTTCGCATATAGATGCCCCTTTACATTCAACACAATTTTCTTTTATTTTTCCACATTTACATAGATTAGAACCAGAACAACTTTTGCATCTATCTTTACGACGTGGTGTATCATTATGAATTTCATCAAAGCATATTCCGTTTCCTTTGCATGGAATACAATTATATCGTCTTCCTCCGTGTTCGCATAAAGGTGGTGGTCCTCCCATATTTATATATAGTAACTAAAGATATTATTTTATATAATTAAAAATTAATTATATAAATTCCTAAATATTCTCCTCAAATTTTTCCTGTTCTTTTTTAAGTTTTTCCTTTTTATTTAAATAAGCACGCCTTGCATATTGTTGTTTCTTTTCCTTTGTAATATTGTTAGTATAGTTTGTTTTCTCTTGATAATCTTTGACTCTTTTCTTGTGTTCTTCTTTATTGTTTTCGTAGTAATTTTTGTTTTTGAGTAGATATTTGTTTAATTGTTCTTTTAATAAAGCATTTTCATCTTGAAGCTGTTTAATAATTTCGTCTTTATCCATAGTTATATAATATATATGAAAATATTTATATAATTTAAAAAATCGTTAAATAAATATTTAATTTATCGTTTCGTCTTATACTTTTTCTTGTCTTTTTTGATTTGTCCACCTCTTCTATGCATTGTCTTTGGCCATTTTTCGCCCGGATGGTTCACTCTGTCCCATTCGCTCGGGACTTTGTCGGGATGCCTATTCTTATTCCCATCTGCTTTATTCGGCATATTGGCGATAAGTTTTGCATTTTCTTCGTCTCTTCCTCTCTTCCTCCCTTCCTTTTCCTTTTCTGCTTCCTCTACTAATAGTTCGTTTATCGCGTTAATCTCTGCATTTTCTGCTTCCTCTACTAATAGTTCGTTTATCGCGTTAATCTCTGCATTTTCTGCTGCCACTATTGTGGCAAACTCGGGGTCAGTAAATAGGTCTCCAAAATCATCAGGGTCAGGTTTAGAACCGCCCTTTCTTGCCACACCACCTCTCTGGCGTTTTGAACGAGGTTTATTCTTGGATTTTCTCGTCTGTCGTTTTGACCGAGTTTTTCTAAATTTGTTATTGGGTTTCTTTGATTTCTGGTTTTTTCGCGTTGGCATTGATTGTTATATTATATGCATAAAAAATTGATGCATCAAACATATGATTAGACATGTATAATTTAACATGGAGTTTATAAGCGTAGAATCAAATACAACAGAGGTTACTGGAAATGTCGTAACTGAACCGGGCGATGTTACTGTATCAATGGAAGAACCCACCGAAAATACAGAAACGGATGAAATTCATGTATATGAAATTTCTGCTGACTATAAGAAGTCTACTTATCAAACTGAACAATGGACCAATACATTGTCTAATGGGAAACATGTTCGGTTTGAAGTAACAAATTACTTTTATTGGGGAACATTTGAAATAGAATTAACAGACAAAGAAAAAGAAGAAATTTTGAAAAAAGAATCAATTATATTGAATGATTATCCGGGGGTGTCGGTAGACAGCTTAGATGATGGGTGTGATTGTTATGAAGAAATTTGCAATAAGGATAGTTTTACACCCGAAGAATTGAAAGAGATACACCGCCTTATTTATTTAGATCCCGATGACGAAGAATCTTACACAAGCGACTGTGACGACACGAATACCGATATATTGGAACAAAATGGTTGGTCAATGGATGATACCATTTATGGATTTGATACTGGGTGTGAATTGGAATTAATTAGTGATTAAACAAAACAAAAACAAAGAAACAAATACAAAAAGAAACAAAACAAATACAATAAAAATAATATAGAATTTTTTTATGATATAAATTATAATGTCAAATTTCGGTATAAACCTACATTATATCACTGTTGCGACAAAACAACACCATGTACTTGACAAAATTATAGAACGTGTAAAAAAACAGAATGAACAAATGATTATTTTGGGGTTAAACGAGAACCGACAAATCGGTTGGGAAGGAACAGGGAATTTCGGGGTGAAATTACGCGAAACCCGTGATTTTGTATTTAATGAGAAGATACGACCTCAAGATATCGTGTTATTTACAGATGCATATGATGTTGTATATGGAGGTTCTCAAATAGAAGTATTAAAGAGGTTTATACAACAAAAGAAACCTATAATGTTTGGTTGCGAGTCACAGTGTCATCCTGATAAGGAAGAGTCTTCAAAGTATCCAGAACAAAAAACTGAATTTCCTTATTTAAATAGTGGCATGTTTATAGGATATGCATGGGCATTGCGTTATTGTTTACTTGATTATGAATACAATGATGCAGATGATGATCAGCGGTATTGGACAAAGCAATATTTACAATATCCATGGTTATTTAATTTGGATTATGAGAACCAGTTATTTTTAAACACAGAAGACATGGATTGGGACAAATTTACATGGGAAAACGCGACAGCCACCTATAAAAATCGTAATCCACAATTTGTCCATATAAATGGACCAGATAAAACGAAATTAGACAGATTTACGTAAGGGGTTCTCCGTATGTCAAATGTATTTTATGAAAACAAGATAAACATAATGTAATATAATTTGTATATAAAGACAACAACATTATATAATGTTTACATCTACAGCAACTAATGCAAATAAAGAAGAACAAAAAGAAAATAAAATAGTAAAAGAAGAGAAGATAGAAAATACACTGGATAGTATAGATAATATGCTTGACCGTGAACGTCAAAAAAATAAAACGGATAATTGGATAAAATTAGACAAAACTGCAAAATTGCAAAGACTTCATACATTTGCAGAAAGTTATGGAAAACAACATAGCATGCCATCAAAGGATGTAAGGCTATTAAAGAATTTTTTCAAAGATTGTTTGGACAAGAACAAGTTGTCTAAGAGTAAAGATATTGTGTATAATAAAGAAGAAATGAAAATAATATCAATTCCTTCATTACATTTTAATCAATTAAATCATAATTTCACGTTAAAGATTACTGATACAAAACGAGTATCTACATTAAAGTCATTAACTCCTAAGCGTGTAAAAGGTGGAGGAATAAATGAAAAAATAATAAATAATTGCAACGACAATGATAAATAAATGATTCATATAATATATATGTCAGGATAGATATAGATATTATATTGTAATATATATAGATAGCAATGGAAAATACAGATTCAGAATTTTTTCCAGAAACGGATTCAAATTCTACAACATCATCCTATGATTCTATACCATTAATTCGTATAGAGAGCATTGATGAAATCACAATAGAATCAAGTGATGAAACATATACAAATTCTGGTAGTGAAGTTAGTAGTTTGGAAAATGATATAGTAAAATCAATAAATGATGATAGTGATAACAATTATGATAGTGATAGTGATAACAATTATGATAGTGATAGTGATAGTGATAACAGTGATGATGAAATAATAAAAGAAGAAGATTTTACTGAATTAACTACAACTGCATATGATATAATGGAAGAATATATAAAACAAAATATATTATCACTATCTTCTCCAAAATTTTATACCAGTATGATAATGCATACAACAGAAGTATTATATGTAGATGTTCTATATTCAACAAATATAGATGATGATATGGATAAAACTGATGAGGAAATACTGTTTGAGGAGATAAAAATAATCATAGAAGAAACAGCTGATGTATTTTTAGATATTTGTGATATACCACGCCGTTCATATATACAACAAGAAAATGAAATGAATAATATGACTGAAAATGATATATTTATTATGGCAGAAAAAATAGCACTCTTACAATGTATTCCTCAACCAGAACAAAAAACAGATGAATGGTATAAATTTCGTTATAATTTGATAACTGCAAGTAATTTATGGAAAGTATTTGGTACACAGTCACAGGTTAATAATTTAATATATGAAAAATGTAAACCATTAGATACATTAATACAAATACGAAGTAATACATGTACAGAAGGACCAATGCATTGGGGCGTAAAGTATGAACCAGTAACTATTCAAATATACGAAGATATGTTTTACACAAAGGTCGGTGAGTTTGGATGTATTCCACATCCAATGCATTCCTACATTGGAGCATCTCCAGATGGAATTAATATCGCTCCAGATAATAAGAGATTTGGTCGCATGTTAGAAATAAAGAATATAGTAAATCGTGAGATTACAGGTATACCAAAGCAGGAATATTGGATACAAACACAGATACAAATGGAAACATGTGATTTGGATGAGTGTGATTTTGTAGAAACCCGTTTTAAAGAATATGATACAGCTGATTCATTTTTTGGCGATATTAAACGCGATTACCGTGGTGTTATATTGCATTTTATGGAAAGACCACCTTCTGTAATTAATGAAGAAACACAGTTATCCAATATCCCTTATTATGTGTATATGCCATTAGATGTTCCATTATATGAACAGAATATTAACAAATGGATAAATACACAAAAAGAAATGATGAATGTTGACAATAGAGTATTGTTTTCAGTAAAATATTGGTATTTGGATGAAATATCGTGTGTGTATATTCCAAGAAATCGGGTGTGGTTTTCCAATGCAGTTCCTCGTATTCAAGAAATATGGGATACTATAGTAAAAGAACGGTCTGAGGGGTATGAACATAGAGCGAGTAAAAAACGCCAAGTAAGTGACCGTTCCATGTCTATTGTTAGTGATGATGGTGTTCAAATGAATGTCTTTACCAATGTAGATAAGCCAGTATGTTTAATAAAAATTGATGATAATGGAAACGTTTTATAAAAATATATCAAAGTATTTATGTTGATATATTTACAAAATTAGATGTTTATTTCTTACTACGTTTTTGAGTTTTTCTTGTAGATTTACTCTTAGGATTTTTTGCTTTTCTGCAAAAAGTTCTCTTCTTACCAGATGCAACCTTGCACCCGCGAACCTTTTTACATTTGTTAGGTGTACTAACGCGTTTACCTTTACAAAGTGATTTTCCGGGCATTATAAATAATAAATAGAAAATAAAATACTTTATGATAAAATTATAACAAAAACTATATAGATAATTATGGGGTATTATTATATACAACCGAAATTAGCATGTCTACCGATAATATGCTAAATGATGATGAAATGTATGTAACTAAGCGTAATGGCAAACAAGAAATTGTATCCTTTGATAAAATTTCAGCACGAATCAAGAAATTAGGACAAGAAGCCAATATTAAGTTGAATTACACCGCACTTGTTATGAAAGTGATTGACCAATTATATTCAGGTATTTCTACCACCAAAATTGATGATTTATCTGCAGAGCAATGTGCATCAATGTCAAGTATTCATCCTGATTACAATACATTGGCTGGGCGGATTACTGTTTCTAATCATCATAAAAATACAGAATCATCTTTTACTGCGGTAATGCGCAAATTATATGAATATCGCGATAAGCATAATAAACACTGTCCATTGGTAACCCACGATTTTTTTAATATCGTTTCTACAAATAGCGAGGAATTTGATGCGCTGTGTGATTATAACCGCGATTATTTTATTGAATATTTTGGCTGTAAGACATTAGAACGTGCCTATTTGATGCAAATTGACAAGGTCATTGTTGAACGACCGCAACATATGTGGCTTCGTGTAGCTATTGGTATACATGGTGATAATAGTATGCGAGTTCGCGAAACGTACGACCTCATGTCGCGTAAAATGTTTACACACGCGACTCCCACTCTTTTTAATGCTGGAACACCACACCCGCAACTGTCTTCCTGCTTTTTATTAGCTATGGAAAATGATAGCATTAGTGGTATTTATAATACACTTCGGGATTGTGCAATGATTTCTAAATGGGCGGGAGGTATTGGGTTACATATTCATAACGTTCGAGCATCGGGTAGTCATATCCGCGGAACAAACGGCTCATCTA